CTATCGCAATGAATCCTGAGAAGTTTGCCAAGTTCTTTTATGAGCAAGGGCAAGCGGATGCTACCGATGACGTTTTACGAAAGACCAAAAATATAAATATGTCTGAGCGTAGAGCTCCTGAGGTTGTTAATAAAGGTGGAATGCAGGTGAAGGCGATTGCGCCAGACTCTGGAAGGGGTCTAAAAATTCGCAGTATTAAAAAAATGTAACAACTAAAAAACAAAACAATGCCAGTATTAAACTCCCCTGGGTTCCAATTACAGCCAAGTGCTGAGCAGGTCCCTTTATCAACTAACTACATTACCAACTTTGATTTCTTGAACCAGTATCTACCTGATACTTACGAGAAAGAATTCGAGCGTTATGGTAATCGTACTGTAGCTTCCTTCCTAAGAATGGTAGGAGCTGAAATGCCGTCCAACTCTGATATGATCAAGTGGGCTGAGCAAGGTCGTTTGCATACTAAGTATGTGAACTGTGATTCATCTGCGGCTGCGGCTGCTGACTCTGCAACTATTACTGTTTCTGATTCTAATGTAACCGGTATTGCGATCCGTGCTGGACAGACTGTATTTATCTCTGATAACGCTACAGGTCTTTCTAACAAGGGTATCGTTACTGCTGTTAACACCGCTGCTGATACTTTCGATGTTGCTTATTACGAAGCTGGAGGACAGACTTTCTCTGGAACTGCTGTTCTTTCAGTATGGATCTATGGTTCTGAATTTAAGAAAGGAACTGTAGGAATGATCGGATCTTTGGAGGCTGAAGATGAGTTCTTCGACAACTCTCCAATCATCATCAAGGACAAGTATGCAGTGTCTGGTTCTGACATGGCTCAGATTGGATGGGTAGAAGTAACTACCGAGAATGGTGCAACTGGATACCTTTGGTATTTGAAGTCTGAGCACGAGACTCGTCTACGTTTCGAAGACTATCTTGAGACCGCAATGATTGAAGCAGTTCCTGCTGAGGCGGGGTCTGGTGTAGCTAACGCTTCTTTGAACCCTACCTATGGTAACAAAGGTTCTGAAGGTATCTTCTACGCTGTTAACAATCGTGGTAACGTATGGGGTGGTGGTAACCCAACTACTCTATCTGACTTTGATAGCATCATCTCTCGTCTTGACAAGCAGGGATCTATCGAAGAGAACGTAATCTTCTTGAACAGAGCATTCAGCTTTGACATTGACGATATGTTGGCAGCTCAGAATAGCTACGGTGCAGGTGGTACTTCTTACGGTCTATTTGACAACGATGAGAAGATGGCCTTGAATCTTGGATTCACTGGATTCCGTAGAGGTTATGACTTCTACAAGTCTGACTGGAAGTACTTGAACGATCCTACTATGCGTGGTGGTTTGCCTACTGGTGCATCTGCAACTGGTACTGTTACTGGTCTATTGGTACCTGCTGGTTCTACCACTGTGTACGATCAGATCCTTGGTAAGAATGCTAAGAGACCATTCTTGCACGTTCGTTTCAGAGCTTCTGAGACTGAAGATCGTAGATATAAGACTTGGATTACTGGTTCTGCCGGTGGTGCACAGACTAGCGATCTCGATGCAATGGAGGTCAACTTCTTGTCTGAGCGTTGTGTATGTACCTTGGGTGCAAACAACTTCGTGTTGTTCAGATACGGAGCATAATTGTAAGTAATATGGAGGGGCCGATTGGCCCTTCCTTTTATAACTTTAAACAAACAAGACCATGATTAAGAAAAAAATAGGAGATCCAATCCTAAAGAAAAAGGGAGGGGACCCAGTAAAAAAAGAAACAGGTCCAGTTAAAGAAGGGTACACAATGCCTGAGTTTATAAAAACTGCTTCTAGAATTGTTGACAAGCCTTCAAAGCCTGCAAGAGTAAAGGACTACACTAGAAAGGTTTCAAGAGTTAATAAGGCTGCATTAAAAAGATCTGGTGCGGCAGCTGGAAAGTCTACCAATATTTTTGGTATGAGAAAAGGACGTTAAACAAATAAGACAATGGCTATTAAGAAAAAAGGAGGAGACCCTGTCCCCAAGAAGGGCCCAGGTCCAAGAACATTGCCTCAGGTTACAGTAACTGCTTCTAGAATTTATGATACCCCAGCAAAGAAGCCTGCTGCTAAAAGAGCAACAATGGATGTTAATCTTACCAAAGGATATAAGATGTCTATTGATACTACAAATATGAAGAACCCAGATAAAGACACTTATAACTACATGATTAAGGATGCAAGTGGTAAGGTTACATCAAAGGGAAACATAGCAACTAGTGAGAGTAAGTTTGGAGCTAGTCAATTAGTTAAAAAGCTTAAAGCAGGAAAGTAACAATTAACTGAGGGGGTCGCTGTGGCTCCCTCTATTTTAAATCTTTAAATCTAATCAAATGAAAAAGCAATCAATAAGCTCTGACAAAGTTTACAAACTCAAGGGAGAGTCTGCTCCTTTATCATTCACCCTACCATCAAGAAATACTAGAAGGTATCCACTCCTTTACTTTGATGAAGAAAATAATGTCAACAGGACATTAAGATATGCCATCAATCAGAAGTCTCCCTTTGAGGATGAGCAAGATGGCAACGCAATTGTAGAGCCAATCGTATTTGAGAATGGCTTCCTATCAGTTCCAAGAACCAACCCTGTACTCCAGCAGTTCCTTCACTACCATCCACTTAATGGCTTATCATTTATTCAGGTTGATTATGAGAAGGATGCAGCCAAGGAGGTAGAGCAGCTTACATCTGAAGTAGATGCGTTGATTGAAGCACGTCAACTTAGTGTTGATCAGATGGAGACAATCGCTAGAGTACTGTTCAGTAAAGATCCAAACAAGTTCACAACATCTGAGCTTAAGCGTGATATCTTGATTTATGCAAAGAGAGATCCAAGGGGATTCTTAAATATCCTACGTGATCCAATGCTAAAACTTCAGGCAAATATCCACGTGTTCTTTGAGAACAAGTTACTGGCATTCAGAAATAATAACAAGGAAGTGTGGTTTAATACACCTTCTGTAAAGAAAAAGATGCTTACTGTCTCTTATGGTGATGACCCATACTTTGCCGTGGCTCAGTTCCTAAAGACAGATGATGGCATCGATGCTTTGAAAATGTTAGAAAATAATTTAGATTTGTAGGCATAGTTTTTTTTGGGCTTAAGTTTAAAAATGGGGGTGTAATAACACCCTCTTTTTTTTTGTTTATATTTGTAAAAAGACTAGAATGATCAACTCAGTTCGAAATACCGTATTGGCAATTCTGAACAAGAATAATTACGGCTACATCTCCCCATCTGACTTCAACCTGTTTGCCAAGCAGGCTCAGCTAGAATTATTTGAGGAGTACTTCTCTGAGTACAACGATACTATTAACAAAGAGAATGCTCGTGTTTCAGGTACTGACTATGCAAATGTTAGAAAAACTTTAGAGGAAGCGATTGAATTGTTCGCTACTACATCTACGCTAACTCAGGTGGCTGCTGCTTCAAATAGATATTATCTGCCATCAGCAACAACGACTGGCTTTGATTACTTTATGATCAATAAGATTCTTGTGTATGATGGATCTGGTGCCACTAGAGTATTCAAGGGGGAGGCTGACAAGGTAACTCATGGTAAGATTACGATGCTGATTAACTCTAACTTGACTGCTCCTACTGAAACATTCCCTGCTTATACTCAGGAAGGTAGCATACTTACCGTATACCCATCAACTATTAATCTTGCTAACGAGGTGGATGCCAACTACTTCAGATATCCAAAGGACCCTAAGTGGACATTCACTACACTAACTAATGGTGAGCCTGTGTTCAATCAGGCCCCTGGTTTAGGATACCAAGACTTTGAGCTACCTATAGAGGATGAAATAAAATTAGTTACAAAAATTCTTCAGTATGCCGGTATGTCTATACGTGAGATTGAGGCAGTTCAATTTGGTGGAGCTGAAGAACAAAAACAATCACAATAATCATGGCATACATCACTCAAGAAAAGTACTACGAAAATAACGGGGTAGCTCCTGTAGATGCAAACTGGGGATCGTACCAGTATGTCAGCTTACAGGATATTGTCAATAACTTCTTGTTGATGTACTCTGGAAACCACTCATTGGTGAATAATGAGGAGCGGTATAAGATTTTGTTTCATGCCAAGAGAGCAATACAGGAGCTGAACTACGATGCATTCAAGCAGGTAAAGGTTCTAGAACTAACTGTAAATGATACACTTAAGTATATCCTACCATCTGACTATGTCAACTGGGTTAGGGTAAACCTATATAAGGATGGGTATCTAAGACCATTAACTGAGAACATTCAAGTTCTTTCTTCATTGGCTTACCTTCAGGATAATACCGGAAGGATATTGTTTGACCAACAAGGGAATGCATTGTCACCTGAGTTTTCTGAGATTGACTTACAGAGATTAGAGGGTATCAAGAGAAGTATTTACTTGAATCCTCAGAGCCCATACGATGGTCAAGAAGGATGGAACATGGATGGTAACTGGTACTTTGACTATGGGATTGGAGCGAGATATGGATTGAATACTGAGACTGCTAACTTCAACCCTACATTTAATATTGATGCCAAGAGTGGTGTGATTAACTTCAACTCAGACATGTATGGCGAATCAGTGATATTAGAGTACATATCTGATGGTCTTGAGAATGGGAATGATGCGAGTGTTAGTGTAAATAAATTGTTTGAAAAATTTATTTATGCGTACATTACGTATGAAATATTAAACTCTAAGCTTGGTGTACAGGAGTACATTGTGAACCGTGCAAGAAAAGAGAAGACTGCTCTTTTAAGAAATTCTAAAATAAGATTGAGTAACATTCACCCAGGTAGACTATTGATGAATCTACGTGGCATGGACAAGTGGTTGAAATAATATGACTAACATCACAAGAAACTTCATAGCTGGGAGAATGAATAAGGTCGTTGATGAACGACTCATTCCTGATGGAGAGTATATCGATGCGCTTAATGTTCGCATGGGGTCTACTGAAAACTCTGAGATTGGTGTCATTGAAAATACTAAGGGCAACAGCAAGTTAACTACAGTTAAGTATGTTAATGGAACAGCACTAAGTTCTTCGGCTAGATGCATAGGCACTATAGCGGACAACACCAACGAGACTATCTATTGGTTTATCCATGACTCCAACTTCCCAGTAGGTGCTACAGGTAAGCTTGATATGATTGTGTCATTCAACGTGTACAACAACATATTGACCTACCACTTGATTAGTATCAACGATGGGGGTGGTAGTAATACTACGCTAAACTTTAACCCTGAGTATCTAATTACAGGGGTAAGTATTATTGACAACTTAATATTCTTCACTGATGACTATAACCCACCGAGGGTAATAAACATACTGAAGAACTACCCTGATCCTGTGGGTAACATAGACCAGTTTAGTGCTGAGTCTATTCTTGTTATTAAGCAGCCACCGGTTGAGGCACCTACTATTCAATTGATAAATACAGGCGATGAGGAGAACTTCATGGAGAGCAGATTCATTTGCTTTGCGTATAGATATCTATATGAGAATGGAGAGTACTCTGCTACTTCTCAGTGGTCTGAGCCAGCGTTTAAGCCTAAACCTTTTGACTTTAGTATTAATAGCTACCTGAATGATGGTATGCAGAACCAGTTTAATATTGCAATTGTAACTTACAATACAGGTGGACCACTTGTGGTTGGCATTGACTTACTATTTAAGGAGACCACTAGCAATGTCATTAAGGTTATTGAGAAGCTTAACAAGTCTGACTTAGGACTACTTAACAATACCGACTATACGTTTACATTTACAAACAGCAAAATATTTACTGTCCTTCCAGAGAGTGAGCTCTCT